AGAATAATGCATTTGTCAACGGATCTACAATAAGCACTACAGGACAACGTCCAAGTGATTTATTTAAAGGTGATGTAATAGGTACGATTACAGATGCTGAAATTATATTTAATTCCCAAAGATTTAACACAAAAAATTTATTCCAAGATACAGTATCTATTTTTGCTAATAACTTACTTACAGGCAAAAAATCTACAAGTAATATTCTTGTTCCTATTACAGGAGCAGTCGAAAAGACTGCATCTAATTTTGTAGGAAACATTGAAAATGGAATTATAGACTTCTTTAATGGTACTACACAAGCAAAAACTGGCACTAATAATGTTAGTAGAAAAATTCCAATCGATAATATTGTTTCTACAAATGGAAAGAATGTGCAAGTCGTAAATGAAACAAAAATACAGACAGATTATAACGTAGGTGCAAACTCAATATTTGTACCAGATAATATTTCTACTGCAAGTTATCGTAACAATATTGCAGACCAAAAATTATATAAAAATAAAAGTATAGCAAGTAACCCTAGCCCTTTAACAGAATTTGATTTATAATGGCACAAGATACTAACTTACCTATAATTAATCCTGCAGATAATTTTGACCAAAGAGTACAAGATTATTTTACTAATTATTTTACAAATCAAATTAGTATGACAGATAATGAGTACGAAGCAACAAAAAGTTTTTTTGTAGCAAGAACAAAAAATAATGATGCAGCCGCAGCACTAACAGCCGCTGTAATAGAAGCAGCCAATGAATTAAATGTTAACATACTAGACATAATAGAACAATTTAACACTGCCGGTGATCTTAAAAGTGCTATACCAACTTTTTTAAATTTAAGTAGAAGAACTACTAGTTTACTAGGTTACGAACAAAATATAAAACCAAATGAGAATGTAGCCCGTCAAGTGGAGGCATAAATGTTTAGTCGTAACAAATATGCTAACGGCTTATACGAAATGAAGAATCCACAAAAGTATAGCGGTAATAAATCTCCGAGATATAGAAGTGGTTGGGAACACGCCTTTATGCGTTTTTGTGATAATCATCCTAGTGTAGTAAATTGGGCAAGTGAAGCAATACAAATACCATATCGTAATCCGTTAACAGGTAAAGGCACAGTATATGTACCTGATTTTGTTGTAATGTATCAAGATAAAAACGGCAAAAAACATGCAGAATTAATTGAAGTAAAACCTAAATCACAAACAATGTTAACAGAAAAATCACGCAAAGCAGAAAAACTTGCAATAGCAATTAATCATGCTAAGTGGGAAGCCGCTGCAAAGTGGGCTAAACACAAAGGTTTACGTTTTAGAGTTGTGACTGAAGAAGATATTTTTCACAACGGCAAACGCTAACTAAGTAATATTAGATATATCAATTAAAGGATTTCAAAGTGCAAGTCAATATATTGACTGACGGAGGCATTGGTGGCAATTTTATTACATGGTCACTATATTACCTAAGTGGCCAAACCGAATATTTACATTTAAAAACTAACACAATTAAGTCTTTGCCTAATAATCCACTGACATCTCTAAACGCCCATGCGTGGGAATCAAACCAATATCAAAATCCAGAACTAATTTACAAACTAAAAATAGAACCTACAGATAGACTTGATGTAATATATCATCATACCTTAGGCGACAGACATGCAATACATAGACAGGGGGCAATTAGCCATTTAGTAAATATGACAAATAAGAATGTCATCTGTACTAATACTTCATCACGTGTAAGATTTTGGAATACAATCGGTCGTACAGGACTTCCTGAATTTACTGTTGGTTCTGATGTAATGATTGACAAGTGGTTTAGTCGCAGTTTAGACAAATGGTCAAAAGATAGTAACTTTAGTTTAAAAAATATATGGGATTATAGAGAATTCATGGCACTTAACTTTGGAAAAACTGGAGCATATGATACTAAAGAAAAAATATCAAAGTATATAAGAGATTATAACAAAGATTTTTTTTACACAGATATTAACGAGTGTTGGCATATGCTTGATACATTAATGGAAGACATTATTGTATGGGCAGGCTTAGAACTAGATAATAAAAGATTAGATATCTGGAGACCCGTATACAATAGTTGGCGAGAAAAAACAAGAAACATATTTTTATTTGATTGGTATTTTGATCAAATTATTAATGCAATATTAAAAAATAATTACATAAATTTAACAAGATATAAACTAACATTAATACATGAAAGTATTATTTTAAACGAACTAATTTATAACTACAATCTAAATATAGCATCTCATGGCGTTGAACGTTTTATAGATACACAACAAGTACATAACTTACTAGAACCAAATTTACACAATTTAGTGAATAAATAGATTAATAACGTAATGAAAGAACTAATATGACCAAAAAACTTGAAGAGCTCTTTAATGTAGAAGTTAACGAGGAAATGCCTTTGACTAAAGAAGAAAATACAAAGATAGTAGAGGACGTTACTGCAGAAGATATCCCTGAACTACAGACTGCAATGGCAAACGTAGATAAAATAGATGCCGCCCTACCTAGTGTTCGTGAACTTGGAACTAGTGATGCAGAAATGGATGACATTGCTTCACTTGCAAAAGATACATTTAAGGATCTTATGGACTTAGGTATGAATGTTGAAGCACGTTTTAGTGGTGAAATATTTAATAATGCTAGTCGTATGTTAGATACTGCTCTTAGTGCAAAACAACATAAAGTTAATAAAAAACTTCGTATAGTAGATTTACAAATAAAAAAAGCCACACTAGATGCAAAACTAGCCAAACAAGCACACGATAGAGGCGATGATATGGAAGATGGACAAGGCCATGCAATAGACAGGACGCAATTATTGCAAGAAATCTTAGGACGTAATACACACGAAAAGGAATAAATACACACATATAAAAAGGATTGTAAGATGAAAAGTTTTAAGAGTTATCTTGTAGAAAGCGAACACACATATAAGTTCCGTATTAAAATGGCAGAAAAAGGCGATGATGAAATAATGGACGCACTAGAATCTGCACTTGAAAAGTATGAAGTCTCTAGTATTAGTAAACCAAAAAAGACTCCTATACAAGAGCACCCAATGGACTTTCAAACACTAAACAATGCAGAAGTTTTTATTATGGATGCCGAATTGAAGTATCCGGTGACTGCACACCAACTATACACATACATAAGTGAAGTAGTAGGTGTACCAGCAAGTCATTTAGTTGTTATAAACAGTGACCATCCTGAAGAGATTGCACGTGAAGAAGCAATTAAAGAAGAAGGTGATGAATATAGTGCTAAATTAGACGATCCTGATTACAAAGATGCCAAAGCAGTAAAAGCATCAGATAGTTTTGGTGACGAATACAATGGTAATATGCTTAAAGGTTTAGAGACTCGCAAGTATGAGTTTGAAGCAAAAGGAAAGTAGATGCTAGATTTATACAAAGCAATTGACTCTTTACGCAAAATAAATGAAGGTCTTCAACAAGGAGATCTTGAACTTGGTGATCGTGTTAAACATACTACAGGTGCAAGAGGTGAGGTTATTGATTTAGACGGAAACACTGTTGTTATTAGAGATATAGACACAGATAAAGAAGATGATATACTTGAATTTCCTATAGATGAATTACAAATGATATTTGGCATGGATGCAGTAACAGACCAAGAAAAACAAGACATGTCTGACATGTTCGATAGACTTGAAAAGAGTGGCGGTTCTCATGCAATGAAATCTCATGCAACAGAGGACGATATGCAAAACATCGACGAACGTGTAACTTATAATACACTTGCAAAACTCAGTGGAATAAAAGATCCTAATAAAATAAACATTGGACAAAAAGTAAAATTACCTAACGGAAAAAATTATACAGTTAAAAAAGGTGATACACTAAGTGGTATTGCAGAAAAGTATAGATTACTTATGAAAAATAGAAAACAGGATACTGCACCAAGTCAAAAAGATAGTCCAGGAAATCCTTTTAGTCCTGATAAAAAAATAACTCCAAGTCAAAAAGGTAGTCCGGGAAATCCTTTTAGTCCTGATAAAAAAATTAAAGATAAACCAACCGGTGAAATGCCACTGGCACCCCCTAGTAAAAATATAGATAAAAATGATCCAAGAAATATGCCTAACCAGTATGTTCAAAATAAAGATGGTACCTATACACCTAAGAATGATAACGATTCTGTAATAGGTAACCCATTCACAGGATTAGGAAAATTTGTTCCTGATGCAGTAAAAAACTATAAATTTGGTGATATGCAAAAAGCCTTTAATAAGTTTGTAGGTGGTGGAAATAAAAAGCCACAAAGTTATGCAGATCGCAGAAAAGAAACTAAACAAAGAGATATGGGTATAAATCCTTATAAAAGTAATACAAAACTTGCTAATAAAAAAATGCCAGATATGAGTAGTAAACAACCAACTAAAACAATGATAGAACAAATCACGGGGAAGAAAACATGCCTATAGTAATAAAGCCAAAAATGAGTAAAATGGACAAAATGGGAGGCGGCGGAATGGACATTGGTCGTACAACTCCAACTCCATCTAAATATGCTGAACCAGGCATAGAAAAGAATCCTACTCTAAAGAAAAAGAAAATGAAAATGTCAGGTAAAATGGAAGACATGCGTGAATACATGGATAGACTAGATGGTATTGAAGAGGATACACTAGACGAGGGTAAAGGTAGTTACAAGAACATGATGATTGACATTGAGGATGGCATGGACAAAGAAGACTTTGAAAAAGAATATCCAGGTAGAGGCGACTTGTATGATGAGATTAAACAAGAAATCATAGACAGAGCAGACGAGGATGTTCAAGAGCCAGAAGCAACGGTTACAGAAGGAACATGGGCTTTACCAACTACTGATGAAGAAGTAGCAAAGATGAATAAATTAATGCAAGATCCTATTCCATTAGGTGATGGCGGGAAAGATGCAATTAATGCAATTGGTTTTGCATTTGGTGATGATACATTGTATGACGATTTAGGTGAAGCCGGTTATAAAGATCCAACTGGAGATGCTAGACCAATCATACAGAAATACTTAGATACTGTAAAAGGAACTTTTGGTGTCGAATATGACAAGTACTTGTCTGCTATAGCAGATGCAAACAGACCGGGACAAATGGAATTACCTCTAGATGATGATGTTCAAACAATTGAAGACGTACAACAACAAGATATTGAAATGGAAGATGATTGTGGTTGTGACGAAGAAGCAGTTGACGCAATGGTATCTGTACCAGTGCAAGAACTACAAGATATTTTACAACTAGCAGGTTACGAAAACTATGCAGATAAAATACAAGAGTATGCTAATGAGCCTGAAGAAGAATATAGTAGTGTAGAAGATCAATTAATTGGTCTAAGTGGCGGATTAAATGGTCCTAAGAAAATGTATCCTGCAAGTGCAGACGGTGACAACCCAATGAACCAGGAGCCACGTGAAGTTGAAGAAACTATGGAAGCAGTGGAAGAAAAACTTTACAAAAGTTACAAAGATTTTTTAGAAGAAGCAGAAAAATAAAACTTAATTTACTAACTTAATATAAAGCGACTATATACAAGTAGTCGCTTTTTTTATGGATGAAATATGTACAATAAGTTATATACATTTGGTTGTAGTTTTACAATCTACAAATGGCCCACGTGGGCTGATTACTTGCACGTTGGTGGACTAGCAAAAGATTATAGTAATTGGGCATTACCTGGTGGTAGTAATGATTTTATACTACATAGTTTTACAGAATGTATAAGTCGACATAATATTACTAATAAAGATATAGTATGTATAATGTGGAGTCAACCTGCTCGTATTGCAGATTTTACTAATGACACAGGTTGGGATATGCCCGGAAATGCATATTTTTATCAACCTAAAGAACGTGCAAAATATTTACACGAAGATAAGACTGCATTAGAAAATAATAGTTATTTCAAAGCAGTGTCTACTATATTACAAGGTATAGGTTGTGACTTTTACTTTACGAGTATGGAACGCATAGACTTAAAATATGACAATGTATTTGATACTAAGAAATTATTTAACAAAAGTATGGCAGAATTTTTAGGGTACAAAGGTGCAAACGAAACTACATGGAGAGAAACACTACCTAATGATAGACATCCTAGTCCACAAGAACATGCAAACTTTGCAAAACAAATGTTTACATTAGATACTAAAGCAGTGGATGAGTTACAACACGAGGCACAAGATCATATATTCAATAGTGATAGACCATGGGAAAGATCATTTGTTTACCACCCAAATAAAAGTGCAGTATACAGATTGCCTAGTAAAACAAATTACTATACAAATGGAAACGGACAACTAATACATGTCGACACAATTAAGTCTAAGTCGTGATAACTTTCATTATAAACATAATACTCCTCAAGGAATATTTTTACGTAGTATACTAAAACGCACAGGGCCTTTGCATAATGTATGGTATACTGATACTATGAATATGCCTAGTATAAGCCACTTAAAAAAATGGTACAAAGGTACAGTGATAGTATATTGTTGGTGGGATCCTGCACGTGATATAATTACAAAATTTTTAGATGATAGTGATCTAAACTTTATAATAATTACTTCTGATGTAAGATATGCAGGCACACATGAAAAACAACATGTCATAGGGTGGGAAAAGCAATATGGTTTACATTATGATTTAATTGAATCTAGCAGACCTGCTTCATTTACTGTAGGTAAAAAATTCTTATGTATGATGCGTAATCATAAAAGTGAACGCATACAATTTTTACAAAGTTTATGGAAACAGAATAAACTAGAAAACTTAATAAGTTATTTAGGACAAATTAATACAGAGAATAATGGTAGAATAGCACGGACTGTCGATCAAATAATTAAACCTCAAAGATTTATAGATAGCGAATTTACGCATACACTTGAACCAAAATTTATAGATTGGTGTACAAATAATTTGCCTCTACAACTATATGAAGATATAACACAATCTATTGAAAGAAATACAGACTTTTATACAATAGGAAATATAAACTGGTATGACCAAACCGACTATAGTGTTATTCTAGAAACATATTGGGCTAAAACAGTTTTTATTACAGAAAAAAGTTTTAAACCTATAATAGCACAACATCCTTTTATAAATTTAGGAAATAATACTACTAAACTTTTAAAAAAATTAGGATTTGATGTATTTGATGATGTATTAAATTTAGAGTACGATAGTATGCCTACTAATGAAAAAATTAATTTTGTATCTAATATGTTACCTGTAAAGTTTGATATAGACCCTAATAGATTAAAACAAAATCTAAGTCTGTTTAAAGACCTTCGTCAACAGTCAATAGACGAACAAAGTCTTTTAATTGACAGCTTGGAAGATAGTTTAACCAATTTTCGTGCTTAATAAATATTAATATGAGATATATTAAGGACGAGTATGTATCGGTTTTCAGAGATTGCATAAACGAAACTAGTCGACAAGAAGGGTATACTTTACCCGAAGATATTGAAGCATATGTAGCAATTCTATTAGGATCGTTTGTAGACGAACCAGACTTCTTACCCAATCCTACTTTTATAGAAGCATATATGAAAGGCACAATGCCTTGTAAAGATTTAGCAGACGTTTGTTTATTTGTGAGAGGTGTATTTCCTAAGTATGGAAATAAAACATATTTAACAACAATTGGTAAAAGTAGTTACGGAAATGCAGGGAAACAATTACGAATGCGTATGTTTGAAGATATATCTAATAATTTTGAAATAGTAGTAAAAGTTATACGTATAAGTACTAGACCAGCAAAATCACATTTTAAGGATGTTACATGGTTAAACCATTAGACCAAAATTTAACAAAAAAAGCATATAAGAAAGAAAAATTTTCTAAGGAGCAACTTGGCGAATTTGCAAAATGTGCTCACCCAAAAAATGGTGTTTTTTATTTTATGAATAATCACTTTGCAATACAACATCCAACACAAGGACGTATGCAGTATAAAGCATATGAGTATCAACACAAATTATTAGATATATATCATAATTATAGATTTAATATAAACATGTTACCAAGGCAAACAGGTAAAAGTACTACTGCGGCTGGTTACTTGTTATGGTATGCAATGTTTGTGCCAGATAGTGTAATACTAATTGCGGCACACAAATATGCTGGTGCTCAAGAAATTATGCAACGTATCCGCTATGCTTATGAACTTTGTCCGGATCATATACGTGCTGGTGTTACTAGTTATAATAAAGGAAGCATAGACTTCGACAACGGTAGTAGAATTATTGCTCAAGCAACTACAGACAATACAGGAAGAGGTATGTCTATTACATTATTGTACTGCGATGAGTTTGCATTTGTTAGACCTAGTATTGCTAAAGAATTTTGGACAAGTATATCACCTACACTAGCAACAGGTGGATCTGCAATTATTACAAGTACACCTAATAGTGACGAAGATCAATTTGCAACTATATGGCGTGATGCTAACAAGACATATGATCAAAACGGTGTTGAACAAGATTTAGGCGTAAATGGATTTAAACATTTTCAAAGTTATTGGTGGGAACATCCGGACAGAGATGAAGAATGGAAAGCAGAAGAATTACAACGTATTGGAGAAGAACGTTTTAGACGTGAACACGAATGTGAATTCATCATATATGATGAAACATTAATAGATAGTCTAGCATTAACCAACATGAGAGGTGTAGAACCTTTATTTAGGCACGGCACTGTTCGCTGGTATAAAAAAATTAACAGACAAATGACATACCTTGTAGGACTAGATCCTAGTTTAGGAACAGGAGGTGACCCAGCGGCTATAGAAATATTTGAAATACCTAGTATGGAACAAGTAGGAGAATGGAGTCATAATAAAACTCCTATACCACAACAAATTCGTATACTAGTTGACATCAACAAATATTTACTAGATGAAGGTGTTGATAATATGAACATATATTACAGTATGGAAAATAACACTATAGGTGAAGCGGCATTACAAAGTGTAGCAGAAATTGGTGAAGAAAATATACCAGGTATCTTTCTAAGTGAGCCTAAGGTACATGGTAATAGTAGATTATATCGTAGAGGTTTTAACACAACACATCGTAGTAAAATTAGTATATGTAGTAAGTTTAAAACACTTGTAGAAACTGATAAAGTAAAAGTCAACAGTAAAATGTTACTAAGTGAAATGAAAAGTTTTATAGCCGCCGGTAATAGTTTCAAAGCAAAAGCGGGCGATACAGATGACTTAGTAATGAGTACATTATTAGTAATGCGTATGGCACAAACACTTAAAAACTATCACCCTGAGTTAGAAAATTATATACGAGACGGTGACGAATTTGACCAAGAGCCTATGCCATTTATAATGATATAGGATAAATACGTGTATGCGAAGTATAGAAAACATATCAGAAGAACTGTTTGACAAAATACGTAGTAGAGTTGCGAACATCAAGTTGGGGAACAGTGAAGGCAGTATTACTACTGATCCAAGTCAAGCAAGATTTTTTGAATTTAACTTTAAGCATAAAGACTTGCCAGTTGGTGCAGTGACTATTAGTTTAAACGAAGAAGGAAAATTACAGGTTTATTTTCCTAATAGTATCGTAGAAGACGCAGATAGTAGTACAGCAGATGCTTGGTATGGCTTTTTAAAAGAACTAAGCAAGTTTAGTGCAAGAAATATGTTGAACTATGAAACACATAATGTAACAAAAGAAAGACTTGATAAAAAAGATTACAAGTTCTTAACACAACGTAACCAGGACGAAGTTATGGAAAACAGACTACATGGAACAAGCCAAAAAAGTTTCCTAGAACAAGGAAAAGCAAAACTTATTATTAAGCACAATAAAACTGTTGATGAGACGAAAATGGGTGCTAGAAGCAGAGACATAAGTGCTATCTACATTGAGAATAGTCAAGGAGAACGTTTTAAGTTTGCAAACAATTATCTACCTGGCGCAAGAGCAATGGCGAGACATATTTCAAATGAAGGATACACACGCGACGATCGTGGTATGCACATTGTAGAAATTATGCAAGAGATGCAACAATTAAAACAGTTTGTACGTAGTGCTAAATCCAATAATTATGTGAGTGAAGACGCAGTAGAAGTTATTGAAGCAGCCACAGATAGATATTATGGACTAAAAGATACATTAAAAGCAATTAGTAGTTCAAAAGGATACGAAGGTTATTTTGAGAATTGGGTACCCAATGTAATTGAAGTTGAAGAAAATGACATTGAGGATTTAAAAACAAAACTTACACGTCAAGTTTTTGATGATCGTATGGTAGATAGTTTACCAGCAGTACACAGAGCACTAAATTTAAAAAAGGAAGCAAAGATGGATAAGGATAACTACAACCCAGATGATTATCCTCAGGATATAGAAAAACGTAGCGAAAAGGATCTAGATTCCGAAGTGGCAGGTAGAGCAAATGATGTTGTATCTTTAGCAAACAGTTCTGAAAATATACAAGTATTTAAAAACGAAACAGACGAACAAGAACTTAAAAACTATTTTAATATTATGAAAAATAGCGATATGCCAACTGCTAATAAAAATCGTAATTTAGTTATTAATGTTATAGAATATATTTCTAACAACCATGTAGATGATAAAATGGGTAATGTACTAGGTGGAATAAACTATGATGACGAAAAACAATATGCAGCCGCTATTAAGATTACTAAGAAATTTTTACAAGGTAAAGTAGATAAAGTTGATAAAGCGGCTAAAAAAGATTTATACGGCAAAGAGAAAAAAGAGGACACATCATTTGAAGCATATGAAAACTGTTTGAATATGATTACAGAAGGAACATGGGCTCTGCCAACTACTGATGAAGAAGTGGCAAAGATGAATAAATTAATGCAAAACCCAATACCATTAGGTGATGGTGGAGAAGATGCAACAAGTGCAATTGCTTTTGCATTTGGTGATGATACATTGTATGACAATTTAGGAGATGCTGGAGATCAAGATCCAACTGCAGATGCTAGACCAATTATAATGGATTGGTTAGATGGCGTAGTAGGAACTTTTGGTGTTCAATATGACAAGTATATGTCTGCTATAGCCGATGCAAACAGAATGGGTCAAATGGAATTACCTCTAGATGATGATGTTCAGTCAGTTGAAATTGAACAAGTAGAACAGACACAACCAGAAACACAAGTTGAAGAAGTTGAAGAAGTAGACGAAGTGGCGGAAAGCATTGCAAAAATGAAGGCAATGGCAGGCGTAGGGTCAAAGGCGAGGAGCAACCACGGCATACATGAAGGCGAACAAGGCTATCAAATAACACCGAGAAGTATAGTAGCAAGACAAATGCGTAAACTACAGGACATCGATCGAAACAACAAATAAGCACAAATTATATTAAAGAAGGCGGTTTTTGACCGTCTTTTTTTTTGGAAATAATTTTATTATAATAAATAAAATGTATTGAAAAAAAGTAAATACGAGCGAAATCAAGCCCCAACTTAAGGAAAAATTAATGAAGAAAATTCTAACTGGTGCCGCTTTAGTGGCATTATTAAGTACGACTGCACTTGCAGACGTATCAATCTCTGGTAGCACAGAGTTTTACTACAAGGACGTTGACTCACAAATTGCATCACAAAAAGGTGATTCAATGGGCAACTCCGATAACGAGATTAAGTTCTCATTCTCAAACAAAACAGAAACAGGATTAGATTATGGCATGGTTGTGGAAATGGCAACTGTTGCAGATTCTAGTGCAACTATTGACGAATCATCAATGTATATCAAAGGCGACTTTGGTAAAATTACATTAGGCGGTAACGATGATGTCACAGGCAGTTTTGGTATTGGTGAACATGATATAATGGACGAAGAAGTCACAGGTACATATACAAATGCATCTATCCAATCAAGTGCAGGTGAAAAAGCGTATGGTTCAGATTCAGATAAAGTATCATACATTGCACCAGCAATAGGCCCACTTACTGTAGGCGCAAGTTACATGGACGGTGGTGTTGCAGGCGATACTGATGCTACTGCTATCGGCGGTAAGTTAGCAATCGGCGACAATATTACTATTGGTGCAACTATGGCTGAACAAGGTGTATCTGGTGCGATTGATAATGAATCACACAGTATTGGTGCAAAAGTTGCATTAGGTAATATGACACTGATTGGTGCAATGAGTAAAGTAGAAGGTGCTGATGAGGACATTGATACTGTAGGTGCAGGCGCAAGTTATAAACTAAACAGTGATATGACTATAGCAGTATCAACAATGGAATCAGAAGATAGTTTAGATGTTTCTGGTACAGAAAAAGAAAACCTAAAGCAACACATGGCAGAAATTAAATATGCTATTGCTCCAGGGTTGACTGGCTACGTGAACTATACAGACTATGAATATAAGAACGGCGGAGAAGCATCAACTGATGATGATGGTTCTGTAATCCAATTTAAGATTGCGGCTACGTTCTAAAAAACTAATAAAAAAATAATTTAAAAAGGCATCAGTTTTTATGCCTTTTTTTATTGACTTGATAAATAAAGTAGCATATACTATGTGATATAGTATGTGAATAGGCACATACAAGGCTAAACAATAGGCACATTTAAGGAGAAAATAATGGCAACATCTTTGGCAGAAATTAGAGCAAAACTAAAATCACAAGAATCTCGTAGCGAGAGAACCGGCGGCGGCGACAACGCAATCTTCCCACATTGGAATATTCCAGAAGGAACAACTACAGCAGTTCGTTTCCTACCTGATAACGATCCTAACAATACATTTTTCTGGGCTGAAAGGCTTATGATTCGTTTACCATTTACTGGTGTTAAAAACGACATGAATAGTAAACCTGTTGTAGTACAGGTACCGTGTGTTGAGATGTGGAACGAAACTTGTCCTGTATTGACAGAAGTACGTGGTTGGTTCAAAGATTCGAGTCTTGAAGACATGGGTAGAAAATATTGGAAGAAACGTAGTTATATATTCCAAGGTTTTGTTACCGAGAATACACTTCAAGAAGACGCACCTGAGAATCCAATTCGAAGGTTTGTAATCTCCCCTAGTATCTTTAACTTAATTAAAGATGCACTTATGGATCCGGATATCCAAGAAATGCCAACAGACTATACTGCTGGTTTAGATTTCCGTATTACTAAGACTACAAAAGGACAGTATGCAGATTACAGTACAAGTAAGTGGGCTCGTAAAGAGACAGCACTAACAGAGGCACAAATGAGCGCCATTGAGACACATGGTCTTAATACATTATCAGACTACCTTCCTAAAAAACCTACAGAAGTAGAATTGCAGTGCATCAAAGAGATGTTCGAAGCAAGTGTAAATGGCGAGGCTTACGACGTTGAACGTTGGGGCCAGTATTATCGTCCATATGGTGTAGATGCTCCAGCAGGTTCCTCAACCTCAAGTACGTCAACTGTAAAGGCACCTACTATTCCAACACCTGCTCCGGCGGCTCCAGTTATGGAAACTGCTCCGGCTCCAGTAGCAACACCAGCAGAAATGGGTGCAACTCCTACTCCTGCACCACAAACTGAAACTGTAGCGGCTCCGGCTGCACCAGCAACAGCTGAAGGCGGTGAAAGTAAAAGAGCAGAAGACATTCTAGCAATGATCCGTAATAGACAATCTTAATTATAAAAGGCGGCAGAAATGTCGCCTTTAACTTCTATGAATACAATGGAGAATAAAAATGGGTAAGCCGTTTGACGTAAGTAAATTTAGGAAAGATATAACAAAAAGCATAGATGGATTAAGTATAGGATTCCATGATCCTACAGATTGGATTAGTACTGGCAGTTATGCATTAAACTACTTAGTAAGTGGTGATTTTCATCGTGGTGTTCCAATGGGCAAAGTCACTGTATTCGCAGGTGAATCAGGTGCTGGCAAAAGTTATTTTGCATCAGGTAACATTGTAAAAAATGCACAAGAGCAAGGTATCTTTGTTGTCCTAATTGATAGTGAAAATGCACTAGATGAAGCATGGTTACAAGCACTTGGTGTAGATACAGATGAGACTAAGTTACTAAAACTTAGTATGAGTATGATTGATGATGTAGCAAAAACTATAAGCACATTTATGAAAGATTATAAAGCAATGCCAGAGGAAGAACGTCCTAAAGTATTATTTGTAATTGATAGTTTAGGTATGTTACTTACACCAACAGATGTTGACCAATTTGAAGCAGGTAACATGAAAGGTGATATGGGTAGAAAGCCTAAGGCACTTACTTCACTTGTACGAAATACAGTAAACATGATTGGTAGTTATAATGTAGGTATGGTATGTACTAACCATACGTATGCTTCGCAAGATATGTTTGATCCAGATGATAAGATATCAGGTGGACAAGGTTTTATATATGCAAGTAGTATTGTTATTGCTATGAGAAAATTAAAACTTAAAGAAGATGAAGATGGAAACAAGACAACAACTGTGAGCGGTATTAGAGCAGCATGTAAAGTAATGAAAACTCGTTATGCAAAACCGTTTGAAGGTGTGCAAGTCAAAATTCCTTATGAAACAGGTATGAATAAATATAGCGGATTACTTGAACTATTCGAAGCAAAAGGATTACTTACAAAACAAGGAAATCGTTTAAAATATACAACCACTGCAGGTGTAGAAATGCTCGAGTTTCGTAAAGGTTGGACAGGTGACAAACTAGAATCAATTATGCAGGACATATCTGACCAAGATGGACTAAGTATAGATGAAGTAGTTCATGGACAAGAAGATGTCCAAGAAGTTATAAAAGAAAAAAACTCGGAAGCAGAGGAAGAAAATGGAAGCACCAGTTAAACTTGTATACCAAATATTAAAACAATATATTCCTGCAAAAGAAATTCAACATGCTACTGATCAACTTGTAGATGATTTACAAGAAGTATTAGATGAAGAAGATTTAATTAAACTTGGTGGCATTGATGAATACATGAAAAATAGTGTAGACGAAATAGTTGGCGAAGTTGATGAAGATGAATATGACGATTACGAGGAAGAGGATTTGTATTGAGCCAGTGGTACAATAGAGTTGTAAATAACTTAGCAGATATTCCAGGTTGCATAAATTTTTATGAAAGTGAATTGGAAGAAGCAAAACGTGAATGTAGTGTCAAAGGTATTGTGGAGAAAAACATAACTGCATTGCCTGGTATCACTGAACATAGGTTTAACCAATTACAAGAAATAGAAGCTGTACTTAACTTTTTAAATATAAAATTACGTAAAATAAGACGTAAGCACTTTCAAAAATATTTAGAAGGATATGCTCGTGCATTGACTAGTAGAGATGCAGAGAAGTATGTTGATGGCGAAGACGAAGTTATAGACTTTGAAACTATAATTAATGAAGTTGCATTGCTACGTAACAAATGGTTAGGTATAATGAAAGGCTTGGATACTAAACAATGGCAAATGGGTCATGTAGTTAGATTACGTACTGCAGGTATGGAAGATATAAGAATTGATTAAAGAAGTTTACAAATGGGATGACAATGATAGTCATGAGCATAGTCTTTTAGCATTAAATTTACTAGATCAATTTGACGACTTTAAGGTTACTATTAAGCATATGGCTGACTTTGGTTGTGGCAAAGGAAAAGACTTAGAATTTTGGGCAAACATGCAGGTATGGAACGAAGATGGCAAAAAAGATAGGTATCTAAACTTTAATTGTGTAGGCTTTGATTTACATGCGGAAAACAATGTGCCAAGTCGCAAAAATATAAAGTATAAGAATCACGATTTTAATACAGATAATACAGTATGGAGTGTACCTTTTGATGTAGTGTGGTGTCATAATGTTATGCAAAGTATATACAGTCCTGTTGAATTTTTAGGTCGTGTTAATCGTACTATGGCACCAGGAAGTATGTTATATCTTTGTGTTCCTAGTACTGTTACTATATATCAAAATCGTTTCCAAAATTATACTCCTGCACAAAACTATCATACATTTACTGTATCACAGATACTATATCTCCTTGCATTAAATGGATTTGACGTAAATGATTTCTATTTACAAAAAGAAAAATATACAGACTTAATTCAAATTTTAACATACAAAGAAAGAGAACCATTACCATATAATACATCTTGGTATGAAATAGCAGATATGAATATTGTAAACGATAATTTAAAATCTATAATTATGCATAATGGTATTTTATCAGACCAAGGAATAATAACAAAATGGGTAAATGGTGACATTTATGATTATAGGTGGCATACCATATGACGACATGTGTACTAGTAACAGGCGGGTTTGATCCATTGCATAGTGGACATATTGCTTATTTTAAGGCAGCAAAAGAGTTAGCAAAGTATGGAGGTAAACTATACGTTGGGTGTAATAGCGATGACTGGTTAAGACGTAAAAAAGGTAGACCATTTATGCCATTTGCAGAACGTAGACAAATTGTACAAGAGTTAAGTTGTGTAGATAGATGTATTAGTTTTGACGATAACGACGATACTGCCAATGGTGCAATATTCAAAATGGTTACACAATATAACTTTCGTAAAATAATTTTTGCTAACGGAGGTGATCGTGTACAAGGTAACTGTCCAGAACAT